TCAGACATTCTCCCAAGACTGATGGAAGTGGTACTTTTCAAGATGCAACAGATTTAGTGTTCGCTTTGAGTGGGGCATCAACAGAAAAAATGGTTCCACTTTTGGAAGGTGAGTATATTCTGAAGACACAAGACGATGGAGATAGATTCAGTACAGGTGAAACAAGTATCGTTATAGATTTACCTGAGGCACAGCCAAAACTTTTAGTACAAACAAGAAGAGAAGATCAAGACAGTCCAGCATTTCAGGGGGCAAAGACTAATATTGGATTTGATTCTGGTACAGGGTCAATAAGTTTGGCTGGAATAGGAAATTTTGATGATATTACAGATTTTGATACAGAAAATTCTATTGATGACATTGGAGGTGTTTCAGCAACTGGAACTTATTTATTTAATGAAACTTTAGATTTAGGTGCTGTATTTAGTCTTGATCTTAGAAAACTTATACAAACAGACTCTGTTTACTCTAATGATTTGATTGATTCAGTAACAGATATTGATGCAAGACAGGATTTTGATGGTGCTTCTAGTGTTGATACCAATGCTGAAGTTTTTGTACAAACCTCACAAGATGGCAGTAGCTATTCAGATTTTCAGAAGTTTGCAAATGGAACATTTAAAGGTAGGACATTTAAATTTAAATGTGTGTTATCAACACAAGATACAAACCAGGATATAAGAGTAAGTCAGCTTGGATATTTTGCTGAATTTCAAAGAAGAACAGAACAAAGTACAACAACTATTGCATCAGGGGCAGGGGCAAAATCCATCACATTTGACCACCCATTTTTTACTGGTACTAGTGCATTATTAGGTGCAAACTCTAACCCACCAGCTATTGGAATCACAGCTTTTAATATGGCATCTGGTGATTTCTTCGAGCTTTCAAGTATAACTGGTACTGGATTTACCGTTCATTTTAAAAACAGTTCTGGTAGTTCTGTAGATCGAAACTTTAACTTTACTGCTATTGGTTTTGGTAAAGGTTAATATTTAAGATATACTTAGAAAAAATACTAAGTTGTCATGTCAAGAGTCGATAATACAGGTGGAACTGGTTTTACCGTTGATAATGGTACTGGTCTTGTTGTAAGAACAAAATTAAATCAGATAATTGCAGCTTTAAGCACATTAAATCAAGGCTCTGGAGATCCTTCAATCGGTGTCGCAGCCTATGTTCCGCACATTGATGGCGATACCTTAAAAATTAGAAATTCTGCTAATAATGCTTTTGTTACTTTAGGCGATGTAAGTGCTACAAACTTTGGTCATGCTGGATTATCGGCAGCTAATACTTTTACTTCTACAAATATATTTCAAGAAGATGTAACTTTCGATGGTGCTACTGCTGGTAGAGATATTGTTTTTGACAGATCAGATAATGCTCTTGAGTTTGCTGATAATGCAAAAGCGACTTTTGGAACAGGTGCCGATCTTAGTATTTCACATGATGGTAGTCATAGCAGAATAATAGATAGTGGTACTGGAAGATTATCTATACAAAGTAACGATTTTAGAATAGAAAATGTTGCTAGTAGTGAACTGATGGCAAAATTTGTTGAAGATGGACAAGTTGAGCTTTATCACGACAACAGCAAAAAACTTGAGACTGCCTCAGGGGGTATAAGTCTTACAGGAGGAGCCGCAGCTAATATTACAGCCTTATCAGACGGATCAACAATAACAATAGACATGGCAACAGCCTGTCATCATTCAGTAACTTTAGGAGGCAACAGAACCTTTGCAGCACCTTCAAACCAGGTTGTTGGACAATCAGGAAGTATTTTTATTACACAAGATGGTACAGGGTCTAGGACAGCTTCATTTAATAGCGCATTTAAATTTGTAGGCGGTACAGCACCAACACTTACAACAACGGCTGCTGCGGTAGATCGAATAGACTACATAATTTTATCTAGTAACGTAATTCATTGTGCAGTTTCTTTAGATGTTAAGTAATGCCATTTTTTGATCCAATAAGAATAGGGGCTTCAGGTGCTGCTGGAGACTTTGAAGTAGAACGTAGTTTAAGGTTTAATAGTGAAGATCAACATCACTTAAAAAGGACACCTAGCAGTGCTGGTAATCGTAAGACATGGACTCTTTCTGTTTGGGTTAAAAGAACAACTATTGACGAAAATCAAAGAATTTTTACAGCTTACGATGGTTCAAATACCAACGCTGAATGTGGTGTTCAATTCCAATCTGGTAACATTATACAAATATGGAATAATAATACTTCTAGTAATACAGATACAAATTTAAAAACAGATAGATTATTTAGAGATCCTTCAGCGTGGTATCACATAGTTGTTGCTACCGATATGACTCAAGGAACTGCTGCAAACAGGGTAAATCTTTATGTAAATGGTGTACAGGAAACATCTTTTTCTACAGAAAGTTATGGTACGCAGGATGTGGATTGGTGGTTTAACAATAATTCACAACAAACTATAGGTAGAAGACACAATACGACAGAAAGACCTTTTGATGGCTATATGGCCGAATTTAATTTTATTGATGGTTTACAACTTACACCAGCATCTTTTGGAGAAACCAATTCAGATACAGGTCAATGGGTTGCTAAAAAGTATGCAGGAGCATACGGAACAAATGGATTTAGGCTTACTTTTGAAGATAATAGTTCCACTACAGCTACAACTTTAGGAAAGGATTCAAGTGGTAATGGTAACAACTTCACACCAGATAATTTTGGTGGTACTGCAATTGATCAATTAAAAGATACTCCAACAAATAATTTTTGTACTTTAAATCCTTTAAATAAAACTAATGATGTTGATTTAAGAGAAGGTAATCTAGAATTTTACCAAAGTTCTAATGATGAGTCTGCAACAGCTACGTTTGCTATAACCTCTGGAAAATGGTATTGGGAAGTATATAAAAACAGTGGTGATAATCCTGAATTAGGGATCGATACTTTAAATTTAGTTCTTTCCAATAAAAGTGATAACGTTAGTTCTACAAAGGTAAATTTTAGAACTAATGGTGGAGATCAGCAAGTCGGTACTGGTTCTCCAACATCTATAACAGGTAGTTCTGGCGGACAAACTGGTGCTGGTGTTATTCGGATTGCAGTTGATTTTGATAATAAAAAGATTTGGTATAGTGATCTCTCTGGTAATTTTTTCAACAGTGGCAATCCAGCAACAGGATCAAATGCAGCTTTTGATTTTAGTAGCGTTGCGGTTGCTAATGGATGTGTTCCACATTTCTTTTTGGGAACAGGAGCAGGGTCATTTAATGTAAACTTCGGACAAGATGGCACATTTGCTGGTCATACCACTGCTGGGGGTAATGCAGATGGTAATGGTCATGGTAATTTTAAATATTCAGTTCCTAGTGGTTATCTCGCATTATGTTCAGCAAACTTACCCGACCCAACAATACTGCTACCTAATAAACATTTTGAAACTTTGACATATACAGGTGATAGTAATACAAGTAGAAATATTACAGGACTACAATTTCAGCCTGATTGGGTATGGATTAAAAGAAGAAGTGCAAGTGCAAATCATAGAGCTTTAGATTCGGTTAGAGGTTCTACAAAAGAACTTTATCCAAATTTAACAAATGCTGAATCAACATTTACTGGCATATCATCTTTTGATAGCAACGGATTTACTTTAGCAACTGCCGATAGTAATTATAATTTAAATAGTGCTACTTATGTTGCATGGAACTGGAATGGTGGTGATACCGATGGCAAAACTTATACAGTGAAAGTTGTTGATGATTCTGGAAATAAATATAGGTTTGATGATTTTGGAACGTCTGCTGTAACTCTTGATCTTGCAGAAGGTGGTACTTATATCTTTGATTGGTCAGATAGTTCAGCACAAGGCCACCCTATTAGATTTTCTACAACATCAGATGGCACACATGGAGGAGGTTCAGAATATACAACTGGCGTCACAAAAGACGATAGTGCTTATAAAACAACAATTACAGTTGCTGCTTCTGCGCCAACCCTTTATTATTATTGCCAGAACCACAGTGGCATGGGGGGTCAAGTCAACACAAACTCAACTCTTGGGTCTAGTAATTTTGATGGAACAATTCAAACTACTGTAAAAGTAAATGCTACAGCAGGTTTTTCTATTGTTTCTTACACGGGTAACGGAACAAATAATGCAACTATTGGTCATGGATTAGGAGTTGCACCTTCAGCTAGAATTGGAAAGGCTAGAGCTTTAGGTTCTGTTGGTAGTGCTGGTGCACATTGGTCTGTAAACCATCAAAATCTTAATAATGGTATGAATGGTGGAAGTAGTGCTGGAACTATCTTTTTAAGTTTAACTGCTGCTCAAGAAAATAATAATCATGGTGCTGTTGGAGCAGTTTCATCTACAACAATGACTTTAAGTGATGGATCAAGTGGCTCTGTTCCTCGTGCTCATGTCAATGAAAATAATGCTACATATATTCAGTATGTATTCAGCGAAGTAGCAGGGTATAGCAAGTTTGGCAGCTATGAAGGAAACCAAAATGCAGATGGACCATTTGTATTTTTAGGTTTTACACCAGCTTGGATAATGATTAAAAATGCTGATAACGGAAGTAATAGAAATTGGTGTATTATTGATGCCACTAGAACAACTTTTAATAAATCTGCCTCTGCTGAAGTTTTATTTGCAAATGATAGTCAAAGTGAGTCAGTTGCTAATAATAATTATGGTCAATTTGCTTCAAAGCCTGCTGTAGATATTTTATCTAATGGTTTTAAGGTAAGAGAGGGAGAGACTTCTGCATATACTCAATTAAACAGATCAAATACACATATATTTTTAGCTTTTGCGGAATCTCCTTTCAAAAATGCAAGGGCAAGGTAATATATAGATATGGCTTTTTTATTAGACGGAAAACCTTTAGCAGTTGATGTGGCATTTAGTCACAACAATATAAATTACCCTGCTAACTGGTTAAGACTATCAACAGCACAAGAGAAAAAAGATCTTGGTATTACAGAGGTTGCTGACGATCCAGTATATGACTCACGTTTTTATTGGGGCAACGGAACTGCAAAGACTCTTACAGATACAAATATGGTTGATAGTAACGGTGATCCTCTATTAGATTTAAATGGTAATCAAATGATTGCTTTAGGTGTTAAATCAGTATTAAAGGCACAGGAGAAAGCTATCGCTGGTTCTTTGTTAGCTAAATATGATTGGTACGTTGTAAGAAAAGCAGAAAAATCTACTGCTATACCTACAGCTATTACAACTTATCGTGATGGTGTTAGAACAGCTTGTGATACAAGAGAAAAAGAAATTGATGCTTGTTCAGACACCGCAGCTTTAATTACTCTTTATGGTGTCACAACAGATTCAGAAGGTAAATTTGTAAAGTTCAATATGACACAATATCCAGACGATCCTAACGTTTAGACTCCTGCATTTGTCTTGTCATTAAACTCATCGTGACGTAGAGAGGAGATAGACCTATAATTAGTAATAATACTGCTATGCTCATTACAGACATAGCTTTGATAACTGCAAATTTTATCATGTTTCAAAAAATTGCTAATGTTTTGAGTATTGTCTCATTTGTAATGGTAGCTTCCATGAGTGGTGGAGCATATCTAGGATACAAATATGTAACATCTGAAAATTTTAAATCTCAAGTTATGAATGAAATTCTTGGAAACATACAAGGTACGATGCCTAAAGTTTTAGATAATGTAATGCCTGATGTTACAGGCCCATCTATGCCTTTACCTAAAAAATGAATTGTTACTGGTGTAATACAGAGTTAATCATAGGTGGAGACATTGATATTGAAGAGGATATGAATGGCTATCCTGAGTTTTCTGTAATGACTAACTTGTCTTGTCCTAAATGTTTTTCGGAAGTAGAAGTATTGAAAAAAAGAGATGCCTACGATTGAAATACCTCGTTTTCAAATAAACGAAATTCAAATACATCAAATACCAATATGGAAATTCAATAATTCTGTAGTAAATCACATAAATAAACCTGTTGTAGATATTCCTGGTTGTGTGAGAGTACATAGAAACAATCTAACTAGCCTTATTGATAGCCCTAAAGATGAATATGGAACATATACAGAATGTGGCAATTTCAGTATTCCTAGTTTTGAACCTTTACAGTATAACCCCAACGAATTTAAGTACACGCAAGCAGAAACCCCCAATCAAACAGAAGAGTTTGTACCACCAACAGTAGAACCCCCGAAATACGAGCCAGAAAAGAAAGAAGATAAATTGCTTTTCGTTGCTTGCCCTGGCCCAAATGACCAAAGAATAGGCGATTATCGTAACGAATTTAAGCTAGAACGTGTTATCGGGCACGAAAAAAGCGAAGATGGTAGTAAATGTATAACTCTGTATGAAAACGTTAAATTCATCGAGCAATACATACCGAATCCTCCACAGCTTATTAGTACTGCTGTTATTGCTACTGTTGCTGCCTCTACTCCATTACTGCTTAATATTGTCAAACCTTTAGTAAAAAATATAATTAAAAAACTTTCAAAGAAAAAGGATACCAGTTCTTAATCGTGGAACTGGCAAGCGATTGCATCAAGATAAGGGGAAACGAGTCAAGCTGCCGAAAGTCGTAAGGGGTTGGGCCTAGTTGACGTGACATGCGCCCGTTGAGGGGAAAAACGGTACGATGAGCCAAAGTCACCTCGCAGACGATTAAATCTTAGAGGTGTTAAGACACTTTTAATCGTGAAGTGTGAACGATGGATTTGAGCCAAATAGAGATGAAACGTCAGACGAATGCAATACGATGTTAAGAGTGAGTGAGAGTCGAGTGGAAATGACGCAACGGAGAGCTACTAGGCACAACGATGAGGCAAAATACAAGACGAGGAAATGTCACTTCGCAAACCTATTAAGTCATAGAAGTGTTAAGGACAGTTTTAATCGTAAACTGACAACGATTGATATGAGTCAATAAGACATGAGTCGAAAAGAAATGTAGCGAGTGACAGTAATTTGAGTGGAATCGAGATGAGAAAAATCAAGGTGATAGGATTGGAGTTGCCAAAAGTGACATAGAGCAACATAACTGTAAAAGAAGTCGAAAAGAGTCAAAAAGAGCAGGATCAATCATCTTGTCAACCTATTAAGTATCAAAGATGTTAAGAAGAGTTTGTCGTAGCACTCATAACGTAAGAATCAAGCTGAAAAGAGATGAACGAAATCGAGCCAAGATGCCGTGAACCGAATTTAGACGCAGGGCAGTAAGGTGAATCAAGTTACTCCGAAAAGAAGTGAGGCGAATTATCATCTTTCAAGGCTATTAACCCAGAAGGATGTTAAGGAAAGTTTATCGTAAGACTTACAACGATTGATTTGAGCCAAATAGAGAAGCACCACTACGAGTGACAATAGGCAGAATGGTAAAAGAGGAAAGTTGATCGACAGCGAGCCACAGTGAGTTACGGCTAATCGAAAAGAAATGTGAATCATCTCTTTGGTTCTTGCACCTACAAGAGATGTTAAGAAGGGTTTATCGTAACACCCATAACGATTGATATGAGCCGAGTAATTTGGCGTTAGGCGGCACAAAGGGGAGTAGACGCAATTGGCAAGAAAGTGAGCAGCGACACGGAGCTAAGAAGATTTCTTAAAGTCTGTCTTTTCTAATAAAGACTTAGGTAATCTTTCTCCTTTTCTTTGCAGTTGCAAAGATTCTTTTCTAGCACCATCAGCAGCAGAAGCTATAAACGCATGATGAATTTGTTTAGTTTCCAACTCACGTTGTTTTGATGGATCTAAATTACTCTTATTGATGTGCGTAAACAATCTACGAGTATGGTTGCGATGTTTTTTAATACCAGCATTGGCTTGCTGTGCAGAATAATCAACAGCTTCTTTATCAGTAAGAACTTTTAAAGATTTATCTTTATAAATCTCTTTAATAACTAGAGGTCTATTGATTGTTTCACGCAGTTTCATTAACTTGTTAATCACTCTAACCATGCTGAAATCATTCCATTCGTCATCTGGAAAAATGCTATGGAAAAATTCTTTGACATGATCGTGGGGTACAAGATCTCCTTTTTGAAGACCTTGCCAATCGATACCACTTATTCTTGGATTTTTTGCCATTAGTCAGCCATCTCCACTAGCTCAGATGCAGAGAATCTACCAAATCTAGGTCGCCATGTACCTAATCCTTCAGCC